CGCTAACGCCAATACATGGGGAAACAATACCAATACAAACTTAGAAACACTTGATGCTTTTAATGCAGGTTATTTATCTAAATCTGTTGCGGGTTCATCAAATATTACTCTTACAACAGGTAATGCAGATCCCTCTGCTGAAGCAGCTAATAAAGTTATTGAATTAACAGGTGCTTTAACAGGAGACATTGTTGTTTTTGTCCCTGCTGTTGAAGGTGAATATGTTTTCTTTAATAACACAACAGGTTCACAAACTTTAACCATTGCAGCTACTGGTCATACCGCAAATGGAATCGCTATAGCACAAGGTGCTTACTCACATGTTTATAACGACGGTAGTGCCAATTATAAAATGTATAATGCGGTTGATAAATTAGGGGCCACAACTTTTAAAGATACTGTTACCGCTGGTTCATCAGGACAAATTATTCTTCGAACAAATGGTGCTGTTACTGCTACAACATTTACAGGTGATGGTTCAAATTTAAGTGGAGTTGAACCTTTTCCTTCAGGAACAAAACAAATTTTCTATCAAGCATCCGCTCCGACAGGGTGGACACAAGATACGGCAACAGCTTTATCTCAATCCGTAATGGCTGTTACGACAGGAACGGGTGGAGGCACAGGTGGTTCAACTGCGTACTTCTCATCCTTCTTAGCAACAACTAATAAGTCAGGAACAGACTCTGCTCCTGTATCGGGTTCTGTTTCAGGAACAGTTTCACCATCAACTCTTTCAACTCCTCAACTAGCAAGTCACAATCATACAAGATTTTTTACTCGAAGGTGCGATAATGAAAATCCCGGTTCTCCAATTCCTTCTCAGTATGCTCAATTCCCCACTGCAGTCACTGTTTTTACTTGTCCTGTATCGTCTAGTCCAAGATGTGGTATTACTGGTGTTCCCGCTGGAGGTAATGGTGCCCATGGTCACGGATTTAGTGGAAGTTTATCAAGTGCAACAGCAGACGTTTCTGTCACTGTTCCCGCTGCTAACGTCAAATACGCAAACGTGATTGTCGCCGCAAAAGATTAATGCCCATATTTGATCCAGACGGAAAGTGTCCGTTACTTAACAAAAAATGTATTAAGCATCAATGTGTTTGGTACAATATGCTTCAAGGAACTGACCCACAGACAGGGGCTCCCATTCAAGAGTGGGGCTGTTCTATCGCATGGTTGCCTTTAATGTTAGTTGAAGTGAGTGGTCAAGTAGTAAAAACGACTGCTGCCACCGAATCCTTTCGTAATGAAATGGTTGCTGCTAACATGGCTAATCAACAGTTACAATTGGAGCAAATGTCAAGAGAAGAAAGAGAAAAATATGAAAGCAATAAATTAAAAAGTATTTTTGAGATGATTGGTAATCATCAAAAAGCAATGATAGAAAAAGATGAAATGCTTCAAGAGAGGTATATTAGGCTTTTAAGTAATAACAAAATTAAGGTAAAAGATCCTAATGATCCCACAAGTAAAGTCTATAAAATGAGAAAAGAAGCTGAAAAAAAGATTAGACAAGAAAAAGCTAATAATGTAAAAATAAAGAAAGGAAAAAAAGATGGCAACAACAGTAAATAACACAACTGCAAATTCGAGAATAACCATTGTTTTCGATGCTGATTTAAATTCAAATAATCAAAACGATGGACCCAGATTCGGGACAGGAAACACTGAATCGGATGTTATGATTGATAACAAGGGATACTACAATATTAGATCACACACTGAGATTGACGCTAACGTTCACGCATTGCAGTGGAATGCTACTACAAATACAGGTGAAATAGAATATGTTGATCATAGACCTCATGGGCAACTAACTGCTTTGCCCCAATGGGCAACAAATGTTGTTATACGATGTGAAGCTCAAGATGTTTGGGAGAATTCCTATAACACATCTATAAATTCAGATGATGCGAATGTTCTAGCAAATGCCACATCAACTGCAAACACAGAAAGAGATAACTATCTTTCTGCACACAGTATTACTTATTAAGTAGTTGTGTATAAATAAAAAATGAAAGAATATATTTTAGAAGTCAAAAAAATAATACCTCAATCTTTTTGTAAAAAAATTATTTCCTATTTTGATAACAATTATGGCGATGCGGGAACTGTTGGATCAGGAGTCGATAAAAATGTTAGAAATTGTTTAACTCGATCTTTATTAGAGCCTCAATCTTTAGGTGAAAAACTTTGTTCAAATGCAGTGAAACAAAAAATATTTGAATGTGTTAATCATTATAAAAACAAACATAACATAGATATAAAAAAAATATCTCAATTAGATATTCTTAAATATGAGACTAATAAATTTAAAGCAGGTTATGACTTTCATCAAGATTTTGGTGGGGAAGTTACAGAAAGACATTTATCCATCTCTATTTGTTTAAATAATGAATATAAAGGTGGAGAATTTGTTTTTGATATTCCAGAAGGACATTACACTATTCCTCAAAATGTGGGAGATGCAGTTATTTTTCCCTCGAACTTTATGTTTCCTCATCAAGTCAACAAAGTCACAAAGGGTACACGATACGCTTTAATAGGGTGGGTGATCTAATGCAACCAATTTTTATCAAAGAATTCTTACCTCAACAAATTTTGAATTTAATTTACTCTTATTCAGTGATTAAATTTTCTAATCAAAAACAATTTGAAATTGATAGTCAAACAAATTCTTTAGTAAGTGAGCATGGTGATTATTTAATGGAAACATTAATGGACATGAGCACCCCTGTTATTGAACAAAATGTGGGAAAAAAATTATGGCCAACATATTCTTTTTTTAGAATTTATGACAAAGGATCCGATTTAAAAATACACACTGATCGAGAGTCTTGTGAATATACAGTGGCCCTTTGTTTAGGAGCTAATCCAGTTGATCAGCCTTATGAAATATTTGTTGGAGAAGAAGACGAAACCTCAGATTACAAGTATTACAATGAAGGAGAGGAGGAATTTAAAAGATATCGAATTGATCATAAGTTTCCGATGGTTCCTAACAATGCAGTAATATTTAAAGGAATGGATAAAATTCATTGGAGAGAAATATGTAAACATGATCATTTTATGACCGTCTTTTTACATTATGTCGATCAAGAAGGACCTTATAAAGAATTTAAATTTGATAAAAGAGATACCTTAGGTGAATCAAAAGCATAAATTAAATCTTAAAGATTACATTTTTCAAGAAAATTTATTTACAAATGAATTTTGTGACTTAATCATCAATGAATTTTCTCAAGAAAATTTTTCAAGAGACGCCCATAAAAATAGTAACAAGACAAGGTTTTTAGGAGAGTTTATTTTATATCATCAAATCATTAATAAAAAAAATAGTTATACGAGAAAAAAAATTCTAAATGATATTACTAATAATATTCAATTAGCTATATATGATTATATGGATCATCTCAATATAGGTGGAATACCTATAAAAGAGCACACTGGGATTTCCTTTAGAAAAATGATAGAAGGAGACCACTATCATCAACATATTGACGACGCTCCTGGTTTTGATCATTATAAAATTAGCATTTCCATTGCATTAAATGATGATTACGAGGGTGGCCATTTAAATTTTTTTAATGATACCTTTACAATTAAACACAAAAAAGGAGATATTGTAATGTTTCCATCGACTTTTTTCTTTCCACATAGTGTTTCCGAAATAAAAAAGGGTACACGATATCAATTAATTACATGGCTAAGATAGTTTTCTATTCATCACAAACAGGGAATAGAGGATTTATACCTTGTATTAAAGATCAAATGATTGGTGATTTTGATTATTACTTTCTTCATGACAATCATTATGAAGCAACTGAGGGCAAAGGTTGGAATTATATTAATACTTCTAATGAATTTAAAAACTATTCTAATTCAAAAAGACAAAGAATAAGTAAAATGATGCCTAAATTATTTTTTCCTAATGCTGAGTATACAGTTTATGTTGATTCTAAATATTATTTAAGTCGTGAGTTTTACAAGCTTTGTCTAGATATTATACAAGAAGAAAAACCTAATTGGATGGTGCCTCCTCATGAATCAAGATATAGTTTTGAAGAAGAGTTAAAATTTGCAAAAGATGTAAAAAAAATTCCTTCTGAAGAGATAAATAATATTAGAACAGAACTCAAAGGAGAATTTATAAATACCAATTGCTGTTGGCTTATAAGAAAAAATAATGATGTCAATCATCTGATAGGAAAAAAATGGTTTGATCTTACAAATAAATTTTTTAAAAATGAAGTCAGAGATCAACTTACTTTTCCTTTCTGTGTAAAAAAACTTTATCTAAACATGAGCCACCCCTTGAAAGAATTAGAAAATCTAAGTTTTATAGAACATGTTTAAGGTAGTTAATTTTAAAATAATTAATGGCTGTAATTTATCGTGTAAGGGATGTAGCCACATGAGCCAATTCGCTTCCGCATCTAGTAAAATTGATATTGATTTAATGAAAAAGGACATTTTGGATTTTAAAAAAAATTTTGAGGTAACTCATCATGTTTCTCTTTTAGGAGGAGAGGTTCTTTTAGAACCTCGATGGAGTGAGGTTTTAACTTTATTAGAGGAACTTTATTTAAATCATATACAGGTTCGTTTTTATACAAATGGTTTATTACTTTCAAAAAATAAAGAAAAAATAGTAGAGCATTTACAAAGAGGTAGTGTTTTAAGAATTAGCCTACATGAGGCCCCTGATACAAAAATTGGAAATCAAGTATATAATGATATTAAAACTTTTTTAAAATATGCTTCTGAATATTTAGATGAATTACCTACGTTGGAGGAAATATATGAAGAAAACAATAATTCTCATGACCGATGGAATATCCCTAAAAAAATTGCAGGATCTAGGCAATATGATGATTTTTGGACAGAACTTTTTAAAACAAAAAATGATAAATTGTACCCTCACCACAGCAACGACATATTTAAAAGTTATGAACATTGTCCTTGTACTAACCCTCAAATTTATAATGGTAGATTGTGGAAGTGCCCACAAACCGCTTATCTCAGAGATACATTAAAATCTTTTGAACAATTAGATGATCCTGTTTGGCAGCCCTATTTAAAATATAAAGGCATACCCCTTAATCCAACAAAAGAGGAAAAAGAAGAATTTATTAAAAACCAATATAGACCTGTTGATTTTTGTAGTATGTGTCCTAAAGGTGGTTTTTATTCTAAAAAAACACAAGATACGGGCAAAAAAAGACATATAGAAGTAGTATCTCTATGAGAGATATCTTAATTACTGGACATCAAGGATTTATAGGATCCCATTTATTTCAATCATTGAAAGCAAGGTTCAATGTAGTGGGAGTAGAAAAGAATGATTCGCTTCCTAATAAAGATTTTGATTTGGTAATTCATTTAGCGGGATTGCCTGGTGTTCGAGAGAGTTGGAAAAATCCTTTGAGATATTTATACAATAATTTATTTTTATCTTGGAAAGTTTTTAAAAAATACAAAAAAGTAATTTATGCTAGTTCTAGCACAGCAGCCGAACCTTGGAGAAATCCCTATGCTTTATCTAAATATCTTGTAGAGAAAATAGCCCCTAAAAATTCTTTAGGGCTGCGTTTTACAACTGTTTATGGCCCAGGAGCTAGAAACAATATGTTTATATCAAGGCTAATCAATAATAAATTACAGTACGTAAATATAGACTGTAAAAGAGATTTTATACATGTTTTTGATATTATTAGTTTTTTTAAAAAAATAATTAATCTCAACTTAACAGGTGTTATGGATGTCGGAACAGGTAAAGCTGTTGATTTAAAAGATTTAGTTAAATATAATATCGAAAGAAGGAAATCAAATTTTTACGAAATGAAGAACAATCAAGCAGATGTTACAAAATTAAAATTAATTGGATTTAAACCAAAATTTGTTTTTGATATTGATGAGTAATAATCTTTATATTTTAAATGGTGGTATCGGAAAAAATATTTGTTTTACAAGTTGTATTAATCATCTAGATAAAATAAATATCATGAGTACATGGCCTAAGGTTTTTAAAAATCATCCTAGTGTAAATTTTAGTTATGATTATTTTTTTAGTCCTACTATTGATAATATTTCTTTTTTTAATAAATTTGATAATGTCTATGCAATAGAACCTTATGACCCTCATTTTCTTAAAAACAAAATTCATTTAGTTAAAAATTATAGGCTCTTATGTAATATTAATCAGGATGAAGACATTTATAATGAATTATATTTTAACGAGAACGAGGAAGAAGACATACAACATATTGTCTCTAGTTTAGAAGATTATGTCATGGTGCAATTTATGGGTAGTGATGAGCATTCAAAAGATACAGATTTTATAGGAGCACGAGGATTAATTAAAGAACAAGCTCAAAAAATAGTGGATATCTTAAATTTTGATTTAAAACTTAACGTATTAAATGTTTATTCTTCAGTCGATTTACTAAAGAATACAGCTAAGATTGAAAAAGCTCATCTTGACTACATGAACTATGCTCATCTTTTAAAATATGCTCAAGGTTTTATCGGAATAGACAGTAGTTTAAATCACATGTCTGCTAACAAATTTTGCAATACAAAAGGTGTTGTATTGTGGAATGATGAAAATGTTATTGAAAGGTTTTCATACGATAAAAATATTAATATTATTAGCAATACCCCTCGTGTCATGCGATTTGATGTTAATCAAGTTATAGACAACTTTCAAAAAATAAGGAGTAAAAATGATTAAACCAGAAGAACTAAAAGATAAGAATTTTAAAATATTCTTAGGAATGCCTATGTATGGTGGAATGCTCACCGAGAACACGATGCATGGATTATTACAATTACAGCAATGGTCCATGGCTAAAGGTGTAGGAATGAGAGTTCAAACGATGGGGAACGAAAGTTTAATTACCCGAGCTCGAAATACCATTGTTTCCATGATGATGGATCAAACCGATTATGTAGCCACTCATTTGTTGTTTATCGATGCCGACATAGGTTTTAATGCACAAAACGTAGAACGACTTTTATGTGCAGATAAAGATGTGGTCTGTGGTATTTATCCTCGCAAACACATTCACTTTGATAAAATCAAACAAGCTTTAAAAGAAAACCCCAACGCAACAGAAGAAGAACTGGAAGTTAAGTCTTTGGGATACAATCTTAATTTTGATGACCCTCAAAACGTCACAATGAAAGATGGTTTTTGTAAGGTTAATGAAGCAGCGACAGGAATGATGCTTGTCAAACGAGAAGTTTTTCGCACGATGATGAAAAAATTTCCTGAGCGTAAATATGATTCTGATCAAATCATTAATGGTAAGTCTTTTAAGTCCGATAATTGCTATGATTTATTTGCTGTTGGTCCTTACAATACAGGTAAAGGGCAGATACGATATTTATCTGAAGACTACTACTTCTCCAGATTATGGCAAGAATGTGGTGGAGAAATATGGGCAGACGTAGCCATGCCTTTAACACACTTTGGAAATAGAGCTTTTAAAGGTCATGTTGGCTCTTTATTTGCTAAAAAAACATAGTATAGTGGCTGAATGCCATTAGTTAATTTTAGACCAGCACCAGGCATCAATAAAGAAGTAACCGACTACACAGGCGAAGGCAAGTGGACAGACGGTGATAATGTACGCTTTTTTCAAGGATTGCCACAAAAGATCAAAGGATGGGAGAAGTTTATTTCTACAACTTTGGTGGGCGTGGCTCGTGATCAACATGCTTGGGTAGCCTTAGATGGCACACGATACAACGCAATTGGCACAGATAGAAAATTATATGTTTTAGAAGAGGGGCTAGCTTACGACATTAC